TTCACTATTTGTTCACTATTTTCCACAAGTTGGACACATTTCTTTTTCTTCCGGTTCATCCTTGATTTCGGGTAGGTCAACTCCCCATGAGATTAACTCCTCTGCATCCCATTCGTTTGCCAATTCATCCCAATTCCATTCCCCGAATGATACGTTGTCCTTTATCAAAAATTCATCACGCTGTTTAGCTGTCCACTCGTCTGCTAATATGATTGGGATTTCTGCCGCCCCGATGTCGCACAATGCCTTATATCTCATGTTACCGCCTAAAATTGTGTAACCCCCAAAATCGGAAGTAACGCAAACCAATGGCCGGGCTGTGAGCATTTCGGGAAATTCAATTAGCGAACGCTTCAATTTGGCGAATTTATCCGCATTGATTGTCCGAGGGTTGTTCGGGTTGGGATGAATATCTATGAGCTTAACCCACTGCATAGATGCGTACGTTTCTGTTGATGTGATTGTCAGCAGTGAAACCGAACTGCTGCATCAAATGGTCAAGCCCTGCATGGCTGAAAATGGTGCAATGCCCCACCTTTGGTTCAATGTATTCGTCATTTTCGGTAAGCCAATCCGTGAACGAAGTCTCAATCATGATCTTACTTCCGGGGTGGCAGAACTCTTTTATTTCGGCCAACTCGGCAAATGCTTCGGTCAGGTGTTCTATTACCTCGGTCAGCACAATTACATCATAGTCCTTTTTAAGGGATAAAACATCGGCATAATATCCGTTATAAGGGTCATAACCATCACAGTCAATACCAGCATCCTGCATGAATGTAACCATCAAACCAGTGCCACAGCCGTAATCCAAAATGGTTGGGTTATCCTTGCCTGATATTTGTCGGATGCGGTCAAGCCGGGTTTGGTTTAACTCATCGGCATTGCGTTCATCTTCTTTGCCACCGCCAACCATGCCTGATTGGTCTAACTTTTTACAGAAGATGTTTGCCAACTCATCAGTGTAGTATTGCACCCCACCTTTGATGAATGCCTTTTTGGCTACCTTCCCTGTTATCGGTGATTTAGTTTTGCTCATATTTTGATTTCAATATCTGTGTCAGGTTCATTATTGTCCATGCACCAAACCCATTGTCACCCGTTGGGATTACGTTATGCGCAGTCGGGCAGATTTCAACAACACGTGGGTGCTTCATTACCTCAGCTATTGCGTACGCCATTGATTGATTGCCGACAAATAACTCACAGCCCTTAATGATGCCGCACAGCTCCGCAAAGTCTTTCACTTCGATGTGAGAAATGTCGGGCAGTTTGGCCGAAATGATGCGGTATTCATCGGGCAGTCCTACAAATTTAATCTTGTCCTGATACCTGCGCAGGATGGAATAATCAAAAGTCGGGTTGTGATACCGGGCTGTTCGGTTTAAAATGATTTGGTGGTTGCCTATTGGCTCAATATCAAACGCTATTGGCTCGGCAAGATTGCAGGTCAGTTCGGGGTATATGTGGAAGTACCACTGGCTGATGTGGCCCGTGTAATTGTGAAACTTCCTGAATAGATTAAAATTGTAGTCGCATTTTGCGGCTTCATCTGTGATTGTGCATTTGCCGATAAAGTCGGTGGACATCAGCAACGGAACGAGCATTTGCGCCATCTTTAAATTCATCTGCACCTTGCCCATCGGGTGATTGAAATTGTATTGTGCTGGTACATCCACCTGTAAATACAGATGCACTTTGCTATCGTGCAACCGGGATGCTGCTCTCATTGCCGGGAGTGCATAAATCAAATCCCCTGCGTTTCCGCCATGAATAATACTAACCATTCAGGGCCTCCCGATATAATCTTTTCAAAGCATCAAACATACAACTGCGACACGCTGGGAACGGTTGGCCGTACAACTGTCTGTGTACCTCGTTTAATTTGGCATAATACCCAGCTTCCAATGAGTATGTGCCGGTCTTGTTTATCCTCTCAATATGCGACTTCAAGTCAAGGCAAAGTGAACGCTGTTCAGGTGTCATATACGAGTCATTATAAAGTAACAAACACAGGGTAAAACAACCCCCATAGTGATGCCAATCAATGTGATTTCAATTAGTGTCATAGGTATCGGTCAATTAAGGCCCCAAATATAGCACATAATGCACCATAAATCACTCCGTACAATCCGAATTCAACGGCAAACCATACCAGCCCGGTCCACCATGATAGGCAGAAACCGCACTCAAAAGGTTTGATTGTTTTGCGGTAGCGGCTGTCCAGCGCATAGACAAATGAAATCATCGGTGGGAAAAAGTACCGGGAAAGCAGAACGCACAATGCGGCCACTCCCAAAATGTCAGTCATCGTATTCATTATATTTTTCTTTGATTTGTGTTTTGATTGCGTTTATGATATGGCTAATCTCCCGGTAATTGATTTTCGTTTCCCGGGCCATCAATGCCATGCTTTGTTTGTCTTCCCATAGCTGCCATAGTTTAACCACATACCATTCGGAACGGTTAAAATGGTTTGCCACCTCTTTGAAGTTTACAGATTGTACCGCTTCCTGTTTTTTACGCAGGTGGGTTTCATCGTAGTCCTCGGCTTCCTCATCGTATTCATCAGGTAGCGCATCCATTGACCGTAAAAAATCCCGGTAAAACTTTGTGTATCGGTTGCCGTTCACCGCATTGAAACCAACACGGACAAGGTAATAAACTAGCTCATTCCTTTGGTGCAGTTGTATTAGGCGGTCGGCATCCATTTCACAGCAGATAAGCAAAAGGTGTTGTTGTAGGTCGGCAGCGACATGGCTTCCAATTTTATTGCAGAAGTCAGGCAGCCATTTGGAATTGGCAAGTTCAATCAGTATCTCTGTGCGCTTGTTCAAGTTTAAGTGCATGAACTTTTTTGAGCCAATCTTTGAATGACTTGTTATCCCCATACCGGGCATGATCTTTTCTGCACAAGGCCATCAAGTTTTCAATTACATCAGCGTGTTTGCTTCCACCCATCCCCCGGGCTTCGATATGGTGAATGTCCACAGCTTGTGCGCCACACACCTCACAAGGGATGAAATCACTTTTGTCATAGCCGAAATGGTCAAGGTAAACTTTGGTGTGTTTTTTCACAGCAGTTCAAATTCTTGAACATATCCATTAAAAACTTCGTGTTCACCTATACGATAAGGAAAACTATCTGAATATGAATACCAATTTTTTCTATCTACTTCATCATTACCAGTTGACTTTGGAATTGTTTTGGAATACGCTTCTATCTCCTGCATAATATCTGCAAGTTTGTCCATTGCATCATTTTCATTTTGATAAATTCCAAAGACTTCATAGTCAAATTCATACTCTTGGTCGGTTTCTAATACTACTGCATAAACTTTCATGGCACAAAGTTTATGCGTATTTAGTCTATTTTATTAAATTGTGGATAACTTTGATACAAATAATTTAACAAAAACTATTGCAAGTATAGTTTTCTATATTAGATTTGCAGCATGGAAAACACAAAAACACCTTTCGAACTGGGCTATGAGGCCTGTCAGCAATTCAACTACTGGGGAACAAATGATGAAAACCCCTACTGGAACAACTCGGATGAGTTTAAAGAATGGGAAAAGGGATGGTCGTGGTACATCACCCAAACTATTGAATGGGAACGTGACGAACAAAGCGACATTGATTATCACGAACGTCAGGAGTACTGCAACGAATAAAAATAAATTTGGAAATCTAAAATCTTTGTTTTATAATTGCATATCGGAATAACAGGAATTAGACCCCCTGCCGAGAACCAAGCAAATGAGAAAAAATATAATCAACACCCACGCGAGTAAAAGGTCGGCTATCTTGGGGCCGGGTCTAACCTTTGAAAGTGTGGGTGTTTTTTTTATGAATATTTACAAACCCACACCATTACCAGTCGCATATTGTGACGAACAAATCGCAGAACTTGAACTGCGGAAAGAGTATGAAAATTACAGGCGAGAAAATCAGCTGCTTACGTTATTACAATGTGAGTACTTATGGATGAAACTTGACCTGCAAATCATCTATTACAACCAATGCAAAAAATTAACCCTTAAACAAATATCAAAATGAACAAAACAATTTTATTCCACGATCAGGATTTCTCAAATCAAATCAGCACATGGTCAGGAGCGCAAGGCCTTACAATTATGCTTGAAAATCCAAGTAGTCACGAACAACTTTCAATTACATTAGATGCGGAAACAGCACAAGGTTTCATTGATGAAATGCAGGATTGGTTAAATACATATACACAAAATGAGCACCGGCTGGATTAAGATACATCGGAAATTTATAGAATGGCAATGGTTTGACAAGTCCGAAGCCGTGCATTTATTTCTTTACATTCTTTTGAAGGCAAATCACGCTGACAAAATGTGGCAAGGTCATTATGTTAAACGTGGTCAGTTAATTACTTCAATTGGCCACTTGTCAATAGCCACGAGCATTTCACAGCGTTCTGTTAGAACATTGCTAAAAAAGTTTGAAAACACAGGTGAAATTGAAGTAAAAACGACAAACAAATTTACCCTTGTAAGTGTCTGTAAATATGAGTGTTACCAAATTGCTGACGAAGAAAGTGACAAACAAAACGTCACTCAAACAACAATCAAACGACAATCAACTGACAAACAACTGACAACAAACAAGAATGATAAGAATGAAAAGAATGTAGAGAATATAATACCTACGCTCGATGAATTTTGCGAATACGGAATGAAAGGACTGAAACCCGGTTATCGTTACCCTATTGAAGCCAAATACAATCAATGGGTGGAAGCTGGGTGGGTGGATGGTCATGGCAAAAAGATTAAGAACTGGAAAACCAAACTTGCAAACACCATCCCATTTTTAAAACCTATTGAAGTTGAACAGGCGAAGGCAATAAAATATTTAGAATGATAGAACAACAAATTCTCGGAACATGGCTGCAAGGTAAGCAGCTTGATTTAACTGCAACCGTACGCAGCGAATGGTTCACCGTACCAAAATACCGCACACTATGTTTGACCATTCAGGCAATGTACATTAATAACGAGCATATTGACAACGTGGCGGTGGTAATGAAGCACCGTGACATGGCAATGGACATCGCAGGGCTGAACAACTACTACACAGGCGAAAGCATTACCCGACTTGTTTCAATGTTACATCAGGAATACATACGTAAAACCCTGACTATTGACTTGACAAAAATTGTCAATGACCTGACCAACGGAAGTGAAATAATGCAGTCCATGTCGGAAGTTCAAAAAACTATTGATGAAATACAACTGAACGAAAACGGACAAGCTGTTGACCTGATCACTCTACTTGGTGACCGCTTCGACAACTTGGAGAAACGAAGCAA